GGCGGTGTCGCAATTGGAAAAGACGATGCTGGTGCAAAAGCTGCGCGGAGCTCGCGATCGCAAGAGCGCGATGATGGGTGAGCGGGTGGAGGGGCGGCGAGACTGGAAGGCGTTAAGGAATCCGGATGCGATTTTGGCGGCACGGGATGCGTATGCCCGAGGGCTGAGTCTACGTAAGATTGCGGCCGAACTGGCTGAGAAGAATATACGCGCAGCCTCCGGCAAGGTGTACGGGCCGCAGTCGATCAAGCGGATGTTGGGGACGTCATGAGCGAACCATTGCCGACTGACAATAACCAAATCGCTTGCGTGAGGCCAGCCGAGATGGCGCGCATCCGTGAGAATAATCCAGATCTCGTAGGCATTCCAACGTACTATTCGATTGAGGATGACGACGTGCAGTGGTGGCCTTCGTGCACGGAAGGATGGCCGGTGCTGGGGTATGACCGGCCGTGAAAGCGCGCATCAAGAAATCCAGTTGGACCGCGTCGCCAAAACGACACTTTCGTAGGACGGTCATGCGAATGGCTGCTGCGGAGCATGCTGACAAGCGATGTGATCGATCCACCCAACAGTGGCAAGACTCTTTCGATGATTTCATTTCCGGGTGGTTGGCCAGCAGTGTAAATCGCAATGCTACAATTCGACTCAAGGTGAAGGCGGTTCCATGAACACCCTATTTTCGGGCGAAGCGGGAAGGGAAGAAGTGAACTCACCAGCGAAGGGACTCCGCGTGATGCTGGCGAATCCGATCCATGACCCCGGCCACGTGCTATTCGACGCTCCAGGCAGGAAAGGCCAAATTCCAACTACGCAAGAGGCGCAGGCCAATGTCGAGTATATCAACCGGCTGATCGAGATCGACGAAGGCGTGCGGTGCCGGGGATGTGGACGCTCCCAAGATCCTGCCAGTCCATGCCAATGCTGGAACGACGAATGATCCACCTCGCCTGGCAACTGTTCATCATGGTATCCGTCCTGCTGGGCGTGGTCGCGGCTTACTCGCTGGCGCTGCGGCTCGTGAAAACGACCCTGGACTTTTTCAGCGACCTGATTGACGTCGCGGTCGGGGTCTTTTTCTACGTCGTGCTGGTGCCAATGGTGTGGCTGTGGCAGAAGTGCAAGCGGCCAATGTGGCGGACGTTGACGAAGGAGCAGACGCGGGATTTGGAGACGTGGTTGCGGCGTGGGTGTTGAGTTACAGAAGATAGCCTCGCGTCTGCATATAGTCGATTGGGTCATGCTGCCGTTTTGAGAGGTTGCATCGTGGGCAGAGATACTGAAAATTCTTTACCCCGTGTTCGCCGCCGAGTTTCAATGGCTTGATGTGATCTAGGTGTTTCTTCGCGAGTTTCTGTTTGCAGATTGCGCACTTTCCTTTCTGCTTCGCAAGTAACTCGTCGAGTTGTTTCTGAGTGACTGGTTCAACTTGAACGCTTCGTTTGAGCGCACGACGTTTGTTCGGACCTATTTGTGCTTCTAGGGGATGCGCAGCGCGCCAACGTCTGGCCTTTTCCGCATCCAATGCGCGCATGTGATCACCTTCGGGTCCATTGCGACGGACCGCCGCGTGCGCTAGTCGTTTTTCGCGCGTACGCCAATAGGTGGCACTTCCCTCAGCGCGTGCTTTTTGCGGATCTGACCAATATTTTTCTCGATCTCGAGCACTGACATGTTGGGAATTCTTGCGATTCCACTCCTTGGCTCTTTGGCTGTCGCAACTACGACACTGATAATCCATGTATCGTCGACCCTTCCGAAGATAGATGCGAAAGAAATCAACCGATAATGGCTTCTCTTGGCCACAAGTTTTGCACTTGCGCATTTCGAGCGTAGAATCGGACACGTCGGATGTACTCCCATACATCTATGACACTTTGGGCCTCGTGATGTTGATAGCATCCGTGGCCCTTTTATTTTACCAACATTCAAACGGGATACAATGGTGCGTCCTGACCTCGCGGGTAGATTTTTGCAGCTTCGTTATCGGCTTCTCTCTCGGGTTGTCGAACTAACAATCCCATATCCCTGAGCTTTCTCAATCCCATACTTGTAAGGTCTACAAACTCATCATGGCGCCCGCGCGGGAAGGCGCCGACCTGCGTGATGACGGCATCCATCCACGGCCGGTCGGGTCCATAGATGATGCCTTCGGCGAAGAGGTGTTGGACACTGTAGAGTCGCGCGACTTTGTCCTGACTCTTCGGATCGAACAACTCGACGCCGAAGCGCTCGCGCCAGTAGAGACGGCGGATTTCCTGGGACACGCTGATGCCGGAGGCTTTGTTCTCAATCAACAGCGTGTCGACTTTGAGCTTGATACACGTTTGCGCGACCTTCTCGACCAGCTCGTGAAGTTCCAGTCGTGCAGTCCACGCATACATGCACATGACGTGCGGTGCGAATTCCGAATAGGTCGAATCCATCCGGCGGGGAGCCCCATCCTGAGAGATGATGCGCGTGGTGGCGGCCTTGACGTCACCGGAGAAGATTCCCCAGATGATCATGCCGCTCGGGTCGTTCATCTCATCTTCGGTGAACGCCGTGTCTAGCGTCGCCAGCACGAAGTCCATCGGTGGGTAGGAGTCGTGCTCCCAAAGTTTCCACCAGTCGCGCTTGATGATACCGCCGCCCTTGGGCTCCGGACGCTGCTGGATCTGGCCGGCGAAGGTGTACGGGCCCATGACCACTTCGAGTCGTTTCAGGGCCGAGTCGCTGAACCGCTCGGGCCACAGAAGTTCGCCGGGCTCGGTGCGCGGATCCTTCCAGCCGATGACGGTGTGATAGGAGCGCTCGGGTTCATAGCGGCCCGGCAGGCACAAATGTGTCCAGCCGTCGGCCTCGTGCTCGAGAATGTGGCCGGTCAGGTCATTTTCGGCCAGGCGCTGCTGGATGATGATGAAGGCGCCGTTCTCGATATCGTTGAGTCGAGTTGGCATGGCGGTCGTCCACCACTCAATCGTCGATTCGAGCGCGGCATCGCTCGAGATATCGTTCGCGGCGTTGGGATCGTCTGCCACGATGATATTGCCGCCCTCGCCGGTGACGCCTGCGCCGATACTGGTGATGAGCCGCTCACCGCCTCGGTCGTTCGCGAAGCGCGACTTGGTGTTTTGATCGATGGTGAGTTTGAAGCGATTGCCCCAGCGGGCCTGATACCAGGGAGACTCGATCAACCGGCGGCATTTGACGGAGTCACGCAGACTCAACTTGTCGGCATAGGAGCCGTACAGGAACGGAACGCCCGGACCTGAGGTGGGCGTGGGGTTGGGCTGCGCCCAAGTCCAGGCGGGCAGGGCGACCGAGACCGTGTTGGACTTCCCGATCCGCGGTGGGCAGTTGATGAGCAGCTTCTTGATCTGCCCGTCGACGACGGCCTGCAGATGCTCGCAGATCGCATCGACAGCCCAGCCGTCCTTCCAGGGAGCTGGATCGATGAATCGCCAGCCGGACTTGAGGAAGGTGTAGAGCGACTCCTCGCAGTCGGCCCGGTCCAGATCCAGTAACTGGGCTTCGCGGTCAAAATTCGGCGGCAGTTCGAGCATTTAGAGAGCCGATTTGCGCAACATGGGTCTAGATCGTAACATCCGGCGAGAACTTGGCTATTCAGGCACCTGTGACGATCCTCACGCTCGAGAACGCCACCCCCCGCTGCAAGGCGACCGTGAAACTGGTCTCCAAGACACAGCGGCCGTATGTGTTTCAGGTGACAGTGACCGGCGAGTTCCCCCACGCATACGTGCGTGTCTATCCAATCGCGGCGGAGTCAGATGATGCCGCGGCGATGAAGGGCATGGAGTTGTTCGTGTCTCAGTTCGGCCGACAGATTCCCGGCATGGCGAGTGTGGCGCCTCAGGCGAGGATCGCATGAGCAAGTACGTGCGCGAGGTCTACGGCACGGCCCGCGCCGTCCTCGATTTGCCTGCTGGCCGCGTCGAAATCTCGCGGGTCACGAGCCCCGGCGAGTTCGCAACGGATCGCGAGATCACCCAGGCGGAATACGACTCAATTCGCGAGTGCCTGCGGCAAATGGTCGACTGTGCATTGATGTCGAGCAGCCCGAGCGGTCTGGTCAAGCCATGAGCGGCCTCGCCGGCATGAACAACGCCAATCTGCGCATCGTGGGCGAGCCGGACCCGGCGCTGCCCCAGGCGGCCAAAGTTGTCGTCGATGTGTCTGACGACCAAGCCGATAGTCCCGATATAGACGACAGCGGCAATATTCTCAGGATCACCCACGGCGACGGGGCGATCACGGTCTCACTGGATGGCCAGCCGCTCGGGAATGTGAACCCGGCCAATGACGGGCCGACCGAGTGGTTCAGCAATCTCGCCGAGAAGATCGGCTCCGACGAGTTGTCACGGATCACCGAGGAGCTCCTGCAGGGCATTGCCGATGACCTGCAGTCCCGACAGGAGTGGATCGAGGATCGCGCGCTCGGAGTGAAACTCCTGGGGCTGAAGATCGAGCTCCCCAACGTGGCCGGCGGCTCGGATGGCGCGCCAGTGGAGGGCATGAGCAAGGTCCGCCACCCCCTGCTGCTCGAGGCGGTGCTGCGCTTCCAGGCGAACGCGCGGTCAGAGCTGCTGCCGACTGATGGGCCGGTGAAGATCCGTAACGACTCCACATCGCCCACTGTGCCACTCGACCAGATGGCCAACGCGCTCGAACAGGACTTCAATCACTACCTGACCGCGGTAGCAACCGAGTATTACCCCGACACTGATCGCATGCTGTTCATGACGGGGTTTGGCGGTGACGGATTCAAAAAGGTCTACACGTGCCCGCTGCGCAACCGCCCCGTCTCGGAGTCGGTCGACGCGGATGATCTGATCGTCAATCAGTCGGCCACCGATCTGGCCAATGCTCAGCGCGTCACTCATCGCGTCTATATGCGGCCGTCGACCTTGAAGCGGATGCAAATCCTCGGTGTGTATCGAGATATCCCGCTCGGTGATGCGGTGATGCCTACCCCGGATGCGCTGCAACAGGAAGAGAAGGCGCAGCAGGGACTATCCGATGACACCATGCGCCGGCCGCTTGATCGCGAGCGCGAAATTTATGAGTGCTGCTGCGAGCTCGACATCGCGGGCTTTGAGCACAAGCACAACGGCAAGGTGACGGGCCTGGCGATCCCCTACGTGGTGACTATCGACAAGTCCTCGCGCGAGGCGCTCTCCGTAGTTCGTAGGTTCGACGAAGAGACCGAGAAATTGCCTGTCGCGCGCCAACGCTTCGTGAAGTTTCCCTTCGTGCCGGGCCTGGGGTTCTACGGTATCGGATTGCTGCACATTCTGGGCAACTCTACCAACGCAATCACGGCCGCCTGGCGCGAGATGTTGGACAACGGCATGTATGCCAATTTCCCCGGCTTCCTGATGCAGGATAACGCCGGGCGACAGAACACAAACATTTTTCGCGTCCCGCCCGGCGGCGGCGCGCCAGTGAAGACCAACGGCGTCCCGATCCGGGATGCGATCATGCCGCTGCCGTACAGCACCCAGCAAATGCCGGCGCTGATGGCCCTCGTGCAGGACATGGCCGAGACTGGCCGGCGCATCGGCGGCACTGCGGAAGTGCAGGTGGGCGAGGGCCGGGCGGACGTGCCGGTGGGCACGACGATGGCCATGATCGATCAGGCCGTCAAAGTGATGAACGCGGTGCACAAACGCATGCATGCCGCCCAGGCCGAAGAATTCCAGTTGCTCAAGCGTGAGTTCAAAGAGAACCCGAAGACATTCTGGCAGCGCGGGTGCAAGTCCAAGACCCCATGGGACGAAGCCAAATTTCTTGCCGCGCTCAACAACTGTGATCTGGTTCCGCAGGCGGATCCAAACACTTCTTCGAGTGGCCAGCGACTGATGAAAGTCATGGGGCTGAAGCAACTGCAGCAGGCGAGCCCGAACCTGTACGATCCAATCAAGTGCGATACCGCAGCGCTCAATGCGTTGGGTTGGTCGAATCCCGACGAGTTCTTCGTGCCCCCCGCCGCCCGCGCGAACCCACCCCCGCAGCTACTGCAGATGCAAGCGGAGATGGCGAACAAGGGTAAGCAGGCTGACGCCGATGCGATGCGCGCGCAGGCGGACCTCATCGAAGCGAAAGCGGCCGAGGCCGAAACTCAGAACAAGATCGCGGTCGGCGCCCACGTGCCGAAGCAGGAGGCGACCGGCCTGGGCGGCTCTCAGCAGGTCGACACGCCGGTGGACAAAGCTGAGGCGACAGCCAAACTCATCGACGCGCATACTCGGGCCCGCGAGGCGGCGGTGCACGAACGCGAGGCGCAGACCGAGGATCAGAATCGGGACCAAGATCGGGTCGCCCGTGAGCGCGAGGCGGCGATCAAGTTGGCATCGGACGTGATCCGCGCGCCGACCCACCCCGTCACCGGCAAGCCGATCGACGTGGGCAATGTGGGCAAGAAGGCTCACGAGATCATTCAGGATGTGGACCGAGGCATCCAGTGAGAGTCAGGTTGATCCGATGGCCGGACTCCACGAGTTCAACCGCGAATTTACGTGTGGAGCGCTGGTGTGTCAGCCAATGGGAACCAGTGATGAATTTCGAGCTGGATGAACTGCGGCAGGCCCACGAGTTCGCACTGAAACTGTCGCTTTCGACACGTATTCCGGCCGAATTGGCAGTGTTTGAGGACGGCCAAAAATTGTCAGGAGATCCCGTATGAGCGCAGAGTCAAAGAATGCCCGCGAGGCTGCGAAAGCGAAGGCCGAGCGGCTAGTCCGCAGCGGTAAAACGCGCGTCGACGCATCTGACTTCACCGCGGAGGATGCCATCGACTCCAACTCCCATACCGGTATGATGCCAGTTTCGAAGCGCGCCTATAAGCGCGGTGGCAAAATTTCAGGCGAGGCCGCCGAAGCACGTGCCGACCGCAAGCCCCGAGCGACGGGCGGCAAGGCTCCAATCACCCCGGTGTCGTACATGAACCGAGACGAGAAGGAAGCCAACGCCGACCGGGATGGCATTCACCTGAAGGGCGGATACAAGAGTGGTGGTCGCGCCGG